ATAATACAGCTTCTAATGCTAATATCACGTTAGTTGGCTCTAGAACAAAAGTCTAATGGCTAATAAAGCAGTTCAAAAACTGCAGCAAATGCTACAGGGTAAGAAGAAGAAAAAACCCCCTGTTAAAACGGCAAGAACAATGGCTTTAGAAGGTAGAAAACATTTCTCCAGTGGAGGAACTGCTGATGCTATGATTAAACAAGCTCAAAAAAATTATATTGGTAGCTCTTTTAATCACTCTAGTTTAGGTGGAGTCACAGTAAGTAATAAAAGTTATGATAAATATTATGGATCATTATTTAAACCGAAAGGGTTCATAAAATCATAGAAAGAATAAAATGGATGAATTAACACTAATTAGTAAAATACAACGTGAACTTAAAGAATTATATCAACAAATCGGCGACGCAATGATCGCAGGAGGGGTTGACAATATGGAAAAATACAAATATATGATGGGACAGGCACATGCCTATTATAAAATAAGTCAGGATATCTCTAACCTGCTTGATAAGGAGCAAAAAAGTGAAGGAACAGTCGTCAACCTCAAAACCAAAATCTAAACCAGCATTATTAAATCAGTATAAAGAATATAAAGAACATCAAGCGGTAGAAACTAAAAAACAAAAACAAGCCGCAGAAAAAAATTTAGCCAACACAGAAGAAACTAAACTACCTACACCTACTGGGTGGAGAATGTTAATTTTACCATTTAAGATGGGAGAAAAAACTAAGGGTGGTGTCGTATTAGCTGATGAAACAATTGAGCGATCACAAGTCGCTTCAACATGTGGACTTGTTTTAAAAATGGGAACATATTGTTATGACAAAGAAAAATTTCCCGAAGGACCTTGGTGTAAAAAAGGTGATTGGGTTATTTTTGCAAGATATGCAGGATCAAGAATCCTGATAGATGGTGGGGAAGTAAGACTGCTAAACGACGATGAAATTTTAGCAACCATCGCGAACCCCGAAGATATATTTCATCAATTTTAATAACATAGGAGGAAACTATGCCAGAAGCAGAAGAAAAGAAAACAGTAGATATTGACACATCCGGTCCACAAGTGGATGTTGATATCCCTGAGGAAAAAGATGAATCTACTATTGAAGAAAAAGAGGTTGTACAAAAAGAACCTACTATCCGAGAAGTAGTTGAAGAAAAACCCGCTGCAGAACCGGTGGTTAAAGAAGAACCGAAAGAAGTTAAAGAAGAATCGAAAGAATTTACAGAAGAAAAGAAAGAAGAAGAATTAGAACAATACTCTGAAGGTGTTCAGAAAAGAATAGCAAAGCTAACTAAAAAATGGAGAGAAGCAGAACGGCAAAAAGATGAAGCCATCGGTTATGCGCAGAAAGTGATTCAAGCAAAAGAAAAAACTGATGCTAAAATTGCTAAGCTTGAACCAAGTTACTTGTCTGTTTCTGAAGAAGGTATTAAAACCGGTTTAGAAGCTGCAAAAGCAAAACTTGCTGCCGCTAGAGAAGCAAATGATCTAAATGCTGAAACGACTGCTTTACAGGATATATCTGAATTAGGTGTAAGAAAAACACAGCTTCAGGATACTAAAAGTGCACAAGAAGAGTATAATAAACAAAAATCAACCCAAAGAGCACCAAGTCTTTCTAGACAGTTAGCAGCTAAAGGGACACCAGATCCTAAAGCAGAAGCCTGGGCGGAAAAAAATACATGGTTTGGACAAAACAATGCCATGACTTATACCGCTATGGATTTACATGATACGCTAACTAAACAAGAAGGATTTGATTCCTCAAGTGACGAATATTATGCGGAAATAAATAAAAGAATAAGACTTGAATTTCCCCAGAAATTTGATAGAACAACATTAGCGGAAGGAACGACCAAGCCCGTACAAACAGTAGCTTCAGCGAAGCGAAGTACAAAGACCGGTCGCAAAACAGTGAGGCTCACGCCGTCTCAAGTTACAATCGCTAAAAAATTAGGTGTGCCACTTGAAGAGTATGCGAAACAATTAACAATCACGAAGGAGGCATAAGCATATGAGTACAGATAAAAAAACCCCCCGTGCGAGTCAAACTAGAGAAAAGGAATCTCAAAAAAAAGTTTGGTCTCCACCATCATCTTTAGATGCACCCCCTGCGCCAACAGGATTTCAACATAGATGGCTAAGAGCAGAATCATTGGGATTCAATGATGCTAAGAATATTCAAGGCAGACTACGGTCTGGTTATGAATTAGTTAGATCAGATGAATATCCGGATTCAGCTTATCCAGTTGTTGAAGATGGCAAGTACAAGGGAGTTATCGGAGTTGGTGGCCTTTTGCTCGCAAGGGTACCTGATGAGATCGTAAAACAACGAGGCGACTTTTATGCAAAACAACACAACGATAAAGTCGAAGCGCTGGACAAGGATCTACTGAAGGAAGAGCACCAGAGTATGCCTATCAATATTGAAAGGCAATCTCGCGTAACTTTCGGTGGCTCAAAGAAAAGTTAATTTTTTAACGATTCCCAACCACTCAAAGATAAACTAACGGACTGGAGGCCCGCAAGGGCAGGTCTATAAGGAGGCCATCATGGCAAATCAAAACGCTCCTTTCGGTCTAAGACCGATTGGAAAAGTTGGTCAGAATGATGATAACCAAGGTTTATCTGAGTTTAGTATTGCGGCTAGTTCAACTGCGATGTACCAAAACGACCCTGTAGCAGCAGCGTCCGATGGAAACATCATAGTTGTAAGCACATCAACCGCGACTATCTTAGGTTCACTTAACGGTATCTATTATACTGACGCAAACACAAGTAAGCCTACGTGGGCTAACAATCTCAAAGCAGCTAACACTGCAACTGATATTGTTGGTTTCGTAAGCGATGACCCGTACGAAAGATTTGAAATACAATCTGATAACACAGCTGCTTCACAGCAAACTGATGTTTTCAATTGTGCGGACATTGCATATACGGCAGGTGATTCAGCTAACTACCTTTCAGCGGTAGAGTTGGATAACGACACGTTAACAACAACAGCCCAGCAGCTAAAAATACTTGGGGTGAGTAAGAATATCGATAACGATGAAATCGGTTCTTCTCATGTCAATTTTATTGTAAAAGTGAATTCTCACTTTTTAGCTAATGGCACAGCCGGAGTATAGGAGGATAACATGGCAATAAGTAGAGGACAACTAGTTAAAGAACTAGAGCCAGGTTTGAATGCATTATTCGGCTTGGAATATAAACGTTATGAGAATCAGCATGCTGAGATATACACAACGGAATCTTCAGACAGAGCGTTTGAAGAAGAAGTAATGTTATCTGGTTTTGCAAATGCAGCGGTTAAACCGGAAGGTGGTGCAGTAACTTTTGACAATGCTCAAGAGACTTACACTGCGCGTTACACTATGGAAACTATTGCATTAGCATTCGCGATCACTGAAGAAGCGATCGAGGATAACCTGTATGATAGACTTGCGTCTAGATATACAAAAGCATTAGCTCGTTCTATGGCGAACACTAAACAGATCAAAGCAGTTGATCCATTAATCAATGGGCTACCGCAAACGGCAACTTTCACTTCTGGTGACGGTTCTGCATTGTTTGCAACGAGTCACCCAACGATTGCTGGAACAGTTCAAAATACTTTGACAACTCAAGCAGACCTTAATGAAACTTCATTGGAGCAGGCGATAGTAGATATCGCTGCAATGACAGATGAAAGAGGTTTAAAAATTGCAGCTAGAGGAATGAAAATGATCGTTCCACCAGCTAATCAATTTAATGCTGAGAGACTGATGAAGTCACAAGGTAGAACTGGAACTGCTGATAATGATATCAATGCAATCGTTTCTATGGGAATGGTTCCTCAAGGTTATAGAGTGAACAATTTCTTAACTGATACAGATTCTTGGTATATTATCACTGACGTACCAAACGGTATGAAATACTTCGAAAGAACGCCTATTAAAACGGCGATGGAAGGTGATTTCGATACTGGAAACGTTAGATACAAAGCTAGAGAAAGATACAGATTTGGTGTATCCGACTATAGAGGTATCTTTGGCGTTCAAGGTGCGTAATATAAAATAATATTTTGTGGCGGGACATTGTTTCGCCACAATTTACCTATAGAAAGAAAAAATGAAGAAATATCTTATAAACATCTGGGCTTATGATTATCACGCTAAATTTGAAGTTTTAGCGGAAGATAACCGTGAATCTATTGAACACACAATCCTTGACAAATTAGGAGAAAAAAGTGTAAAATGGGAATCAACGGGAATGTTTAGAGATATTCCTAACAGAATAACCTATGAGGAGGTTAGTCATGACCGAAGACCTATACAAACAAAAGAGGTCCTTGGAGTTAGGGTGGCAGTATGAGTATAATCAACATGGAAAATATACTCTTAATATGGTCGACATTGATGAGAAAATTAGAAGTATCATCACTGAGATCAAAGCTGAAGAATTTAAAGTTGCTGATAGAGAAAACAAAATCAGTGATTCAGCTGCCCAAGTTTCTGTGGCAACTTAGAT